CTCCTTCTGTCAATACAATTTATTTTAATAATAGTCAAACAAACTACGTACATTGGACATAGCATGAAAGATGAAGCTTTAAATAAAATACATTCACACGAAAGAGAATGTACTATTAGATATGAGAATTTAGAAAAAAGATTAGAGGAAGGCTCTAAAAGATTTGTACGTATTGAATTGCTTATATATGGTTTATATGCAGGTATGGCAGCAATAGAAATAACTTCGAGGTTAATATGAAATTATTTTTAACAGAATTTACACATGATAAAAAAAGATACTCAGGACCTACTATAGTTGCTGAGAGTCTACAAATGGCAGAAGACTCTGCTGCAGACCTAGGTGTAGAAGTAGTAGGGGAACTAGACAGTTTAGTTTCAGTAGTTTTAGAGTCACTATGGGAAGCTGACGAAGACAAAGTCTTGCATTGAATAGCGAGTTAGTTTTTGTAATAGCTTTAAATGTAATATTCTTAATAGGCTTATTAGGATTAAAATTTTATTTGAAAAGAAAAGCTGAAAGAAATATGAAAGCTTATCTAAGATATTTAAGACACAAGAGAAAATATAATGTACGAATATAAATGCACAATAGATAGAGTAGTAGATGGAGATACTGTAGACGCTACTCTTGATTTAGGATTTTCTGTTTTATACAAAAGTAGAGTAAGGCTTTTTGGTATAGATACTCCTGAGTCTAGAACAAGAAATAAAGATGAAAAAGCTAGAGGTAAACTAGCTGCTAAATTTTTAAGTGATGCTATAGATAAAGCAGATACTGTAGTTATACGTACAGAACTAAGAGACTCTAGAGGAAAGTTTGGCAGAGTTTTAGGCACAATTGTTTGTGATGGTATAGATATAAATAATTCTATGATAGAAAATTTTATGGCAGCAAAATATTTTGGACAAAACAAAACTGCAATAGAAGCTGTACATCAATCTAATAGAACTAAACTTATTGAGTTAGGTTTGTTTGAGCCTGTTGAATAATGGACGATATTGTAAAGTTAATAACTGAGTTAGGATTTCCTGTTGCTGCAGCATTAGGACTAGGTGTATTTGTTTGGAAACTAATTAATAGAATTATAGATGGCATGGAATCTAAGATTGATGTTGTTGATGATAAAGTAAATGAACAATTAAAAGCTATGGAAGGTAGGCTAGATGCTAAATTAGAAGCACAACATGGAATATTGATTGCTTTGATAGACAGAGTTAGAAGTGTAGATAATGAAATTATTAGACAAGATACTTTACTTAAGACTATGTTAGGTGTACCTAATCTAGTACAGAACGATAAAATAGCAAAGGCAGATAGAGATGACCAAAGAAAAGATTAAAAGAAAAAGAGGCAGACCTTCTAATGCAGAACTAGCTGCTAGAAAGAAAGCAAGAGATAAAGACGTAGCTTTAATTATTTGTATGTATGTAGGTTTATTTATGGTTATAGCTTTATGTGTAAATTTAGCATTAGCAGATGAAATGAATTTTAAATTTAAGTCGCCAAGTTTTTCAGGTATAAATACATCTCAACATTATTTGACAATAGAAAATCAAGAACATACTAGATATAAAACATTGCAAGAAGAAATAGAGGCTTTAATAGAACAAGCAGAAAGAGATGAACAGAATACTACAACTGCAAGATTTATAAGAAACTTTGAAACAAGAGTTTATGCAAAACTATCTCAACAATTAGTTGATAAGTTGTTTGGAGAAACTGCACAAGATAACGGGACAATAGAACTTGAGGGGAATACTATTGACTATAAGGTTGATGAAACCAATATAATTTTGACAGTTACTAATGAAGCTAACAAACAAACAGTTATTACTTTTCCTCTTAATAGTTTTACTTTCTAGCTGTACTGTCTTTTATGATGATGCTTTACAAAATCAAAAGATTTCAAAGTATGCTGAAAGAGTTGGAGTTATCAATAAAGAAATAGAAACTATTTTACCGGCAGGTAAAAAACCTATAGTAGCTATATACCCAACTTCTTTTACAGACCAAACAGGACAAAGAAGAAGTAATAGTAATTTTGCAACGTTTAGCACAGCAGTCACACAAGCACCATATGTGCTTTTGATAAAGACTTTAAAAGCTGTATCTAACGGAGAGTTTTTTGAAGTTGTAGAAAGAATAGGTTTAGATAATCTAACCAAAGAAAGACAACTAATAAGAAGTACCAGAGAAACATTTGATGACCCACAAAAATTAAAACCATTAGTTTTTGCAGGTCTTATAATGGAAGGAGCTATAGTCGGCTATGAAACCAATACAAGAAGTGGAGGTCGTGGAGCTAGACTTTTAGGCATAGGGTTATCAAAACAATATAGACAAGATACTGTCACGCTGTCTTTAAGAACTGTATCTGTTTTGACCGGTAGAGTTCTTATAGAAGTCACAGTATCTAAAACGATATTAAGTGTTGGTACTAATCAAGACGCTTTTAGATTTATAGAAAATAAAACCGAATTGATTGAAATAGAAAATGGTGATGTAGAAAATGAAAGCGTAACGATAGCTGTACAAGCAGCCATTGAAGAAGCTATTTTGTCTACAATCAAAAAAGGAATTGAAAAACAATATTGGAGCTATAAAGAATGAAAAAGTATTTACCAGTAATTATTTTTTTAAGTATAAATATTTTTGCTACAGACAATGAAATATCTATAGACCAAGCAGGAGCTACGGCAAATATAGATATTGAGCAGCTTGGGTCTGGAAACTTAATCGGTGGTGCTACTGCTGTATCAGGTACTATGACACCATTAGATTTAGATGGTGCAACAATGACACTTGATGTAAACCAACTAGGTAATTCAAATATATTTAAAGGCGATATATATGCTGATAGTTATACAGGCTTTTTTGAATTTACCGGAGACTCTAATACATTTGCCATACAGACAGACCCTAATAATACTTATGGTGCAGACAGTTCTAATATAAATGTACAAGTGTCTGGGTCATCAAATGCTTTTACTTTTAATCAAGCGACTAATGCACAAGCTTCTACATTAGATTTAGATTGGACAATAAATGGCTCTAACAATTCAATTACATCTGCAATTGACCAAGACTTAGCTACAAACTATATGAACATAGATGGGTCTGATAATACTGTGACATTTGATGGTGACGGGTATCAAGGAGCATATTTTCATTTGACTCATACAGGAGGGTCAAGAACAATAAATGTTACACAACAAAGCACACTTGATAATGATTGGCTTAAGATTACTTCTAATGGCTCTAATGGTACTTTCTGTGTCAATCAAAACGACCAAGGCACTAGCACAAGCTGTTGATATAGGAACTGTAGAACAAGTATCAGGATATGCCAGAATAGAACGTGACAAAGATTATGATGTAATTACAGACTTTGGCATACAGTCTTACGACAAAGCACAAACAGAAGCAGGTCGTATGGGTATTAGATTTATAGACGATACAAGTATTCGGATTACTGAACATTCAATGGTAGTCATAGATGAATTTGTATTTGATGCAAACCCAGATAATTCTAGATTAGCTTTAAATTTTGTAAAAGGTACAGCAAGATTTACTTCAAGTCTTACTAATAAAATATCTAAAAAAAATATAAAGCTTACAACAAATAGTGCAGTAGTAGGAATTAGAGGAACAGACTTTACAATAACAGTAGAGCCAGATACAGGAAAAAGTTTGTTTATATTATTACCTGACAAAGATGGCAACCCATCAGGTGAAATATCCGTGACAACAGCAATGGGTACAGTAATACTTAATAAACCTTATCAGGCTACAACTACTAGAGTTTATGAAGCTCCACCAAGTAATCCGGTTATTTTAGATTTGTCTTTGGATTTTATAAACAATATGTTATTGATTGCTCCACCCGAAGAAGATAAGGATATAGAAGAAAGTACTGAAAAAAAACAAGAGAATAATTTATTAGATTTTGATGAACTAGATGTAGATTATTTAGCTGATGACTCGCTAGATAAAGACGAACTAGAATTTACAGAATTAGACTATGATGCTTTGAATGTAAATTTTTTAGAAGATTTGTTAGATATAATTACTGAACTTGATGTTTTGGATAATGAGAAAGAATTAACTCAAACAATATCAGCAGTAAATATAGAAGGCACTACTATAGGGCAAGACCAAAAAACACAAATAACTACAATAGTTTCTGGACAAGAAGTAAAATTAACAAGGTCAGTCGCTTCATCTACATCAATACAAATAGATAGTGGAGAAAGCTACTTAGTAGTTTTAGAACAAGATGGTGTCACTAATCAAGTTAAAGTAAATGGTGGTGGCTCTTCTGTAATTGTAATAAGGCAAAGTCAATGAGTAAAATTTTATTAGGTGTAATAGCAGTTTTGATTTCTATATGTGGATTTTTGTATTGGCAAAATTCTTCTTTGCAATCTTTAAACAAAGCTTATGAGTTAAGAAATCAAGAACAAAAAGAAGCTATTGAAAGTATGCAACAAGATTTTGAAATGCAAACAAGGGGATTAGTAGAACTACAATCCAGAAATCAAGAGATTCAACAAGAAATGAATAGGTATCTTGATATTTTTAAACGACATAATCTTAGCAAGTTAGCAGCAGCTAAACCGGGGTTAATAGAAAAGAGGGTGAACAATGGAACTAAAGAAGTATTTAATGGTATTGAAGCAGATAGTCGTATCATCGATAGTCTTGATGACGGCTTACAGTTGCAGTCTAATCCCTAAACAAGTAGATATAATTAGTAAACCTTTAAAAAGAACAATAGCTCAACCGGTTATGCCGAGAGAGATAAATCTCAATGAGCCATATTGGTTTGTAGTTTCTGAACTTAATGTAGATGAATTTTTGGAAAGAGTTAAAAAAGAAGAAGGTCGAATAGTCTTTGTAGCTATGTCAATTCCTGACTATGAATTGATGTCTTACAATATGCAAGAACTAAAGAGGTATATAAATGAACTTAAAGAAGTGGTGGTCTACTATAGAAAAGTCACTACCTATGAGGAGTAAGAAAATGAAAATATCTAAAGAGGGTATTGCCCTTATAAAAAAGTTTGAAGGCTTAAAACTTACAGCATATCAAGATAGTGTTGGAGTTTGGACTATAGGTTGGGGTCATACTAAAGAAGTATTTGAAGGCATGGAAATATCTAAAGAAGAAGCAGAAGCATTTTTAGAAATAGAACTTGAAGAATTTGAAAGCTATGTAGAAGATTTAGTAGATGTAGAATTAGAACAATGTCAGTTTGATGCACTAGTATGTTGGACATATAACTTAGGACCAACAAATTTATCTAGTTCTACAATGCTTAAAGTTTTAAATAAAGGTATGTATGAAGAAGTTCCATATCAAATTAAAAGATGGAATAAAGCAGGAGGAGAAGTGCTTAACGGATTAGTAAGAAGGCGAGAAGCAGAAGCTCTTTTATTTCAAGGAGAGCAATGGCATGAGGTATAAATGGCATTAGTAAAGTTTCAATTTAAACCCGGAATAAATAAAGAGTCTACAGCCTATGCTGCAGAGGGTGGTTATGTTGACTCAGAAAAAATAAGATTTAGCAAAGGCGTTCCTGAAAAAATTAATGGCTGGACAAAAAACAGTACAAATACTTTCATTGGAACTTGCAGAAAAATACATAACTATAGTGATACGGGTTTAACAAACTATACAATTCTTGGAACACATCAAAAGCTTTATGTAAAAGAAGGTAATGCTTACAATGATATTACTCCTTTACGTCAAACAACTGCTGCAGGAGATGTCACATTTGCAGCAACAGAAAACTCAAGCACTCTTACTGTAACAGATGCAAACCATGGAGCTAATCCGGGAGACTTTGTTACCTTTAGTGGTGCACAAAGTTTAGGTGGAAACATAACAGCAGCAGTTTTAAATAAAGAATATCAAATTCAAACAACACCGACTGCAAATACATATACGATTACAGCTACAGTAACAGCTACTGCAAATGATGTAGGGCAGTCAGGTGGAAGTAATACTGTTGGTACATATCAAATAACCGGTGGTTTAGATACATTTGTTTCAGGCTCAGGTTGGGGGTCAGGTGCATGGGGTGCAGGTGGTTTTGGTAGTACAAATCCAATTGCATTAAACAGCCAATTAAGAATTTGGACAATAGATAATTTTGGAGAAGATACTTTAGCAGCACCTAGAGGTGGTCCACTTTATTTGTGGGACGAAAGCAATGGAACTACAACTCGTGCAGTTCTTGCTAGTTCTTTAGGGGGTGCTAGTGATATACCTACTGCAATACTACAAGTAATGATTTCTGATGTGGATAGGCATTGTGTTGCTTTTGGAGCTAACCCTATAGGCTCTGCTGTAGTAGACCCATTATTTGTTAGATGGTCAGACTCTGAGTCTTTTTTAGATTGGACACCTAAAGCAACTAATAGTGCCGGTGGAGTAAAACTTTCTTCAGGTAGTCAGATTATTGGAGCCATACCTACTAGACAAGAAACTTTAGTATTTACCGATACAAGTGTAGTTTCTATGAGATTTGTTGGCTCACCTTTTTATTTCTCTTTTAATGAAGTTGCTACAGGTTTAGGCATGATTGGACCTAATGCAGGTATAGCTATAGGAACTGCAGTATATTTTATGGACGATGGTGCTTTCTATAAAGCTGAAGGTAGTGTAGGAAAACTGCCATGTACAGTTTTAGATTATGTATTTAGTGACTTTAATCTGTCACAAAAATATAAAGTTTTTGCAGCGAACAATTCTGCTTACAATGAAATAATTTGGTTTTATCCTTCTTCAGGTAGCAACGAAATAGATAGATATGTTTCTTATAATTATTTAGAAAATGCTTGGGCAGTTGGTACAACGGCAGATGGTTATACGAGAACAGCTTGGTCACAAGCTCCTACATTAGATTTTCCTTTAGCTGCAGGTAAGTTAGACAACACAAATCTTAATTATTTATATAATCAAGAAGATGGCAATTTAGCTGATGGCTCTGGCTTTACATCATATGTAGAAACTGCAGATTTTGATTTAGACCCTGCCGGAGAACAGCTTATGTTTATTTCAAAAGTTATACCAGACTTAAAATTTTTAGAATCAAGCAGTACTAATGACACAGTAAGTTTTATTTTAAGAGGAAGAAAATATCCTTTAGAAGATTTAGCTACTCTTTCAACTTCTAACGTAACTCCATCTACTACTTTTGTAAGTACACGAGGAAGGTCAAGACAAACTGCACTTAAAATACAATCTACATCAGGAGACTTTGGTTGGCGACTTGGTGATTTAAGATTAGATATAAGAGCTGACGGAGAAAAATAATGGCTAATAAATCTTCCATACCTTTACCTATACCAACACCTGAATATGTAATGGATAATGAATTAATTACACGCAGAACTATTGAGCAAATAATTCAAGACATACATAGTGATATAGGTTTGATAGATGAATTGAAGTCAGCGATAGTTTCTAAGGCTATGCGAAGACATCAGTTTTTATTAATGGGGTCTAAAGGAAATGTCTGATAGTTTAAAAGTTCTAGGACAGTCAGCACCTAGTGCAACTACAGAAACAGATTTTTATACAGTACCTTCTCAAACACAAACAACTGTAAGTTCTATAGTAGTTTGTAATAGAGGTAGTACAGGAACTTATAGAATATCTGTGGCAGTAGCAGGAGCGACAACTGCTAATCCACAGTATTTATTTTATGACAAATCGGTGAACGCAAATACTTCCGATACTATTGTTATTGGCATAACTCTTAATGAGGCTGATAAAATAAGAGTATACGCAAGTACAGCAGACTTTAGCTTTAATGCGTTTGGTTGTGAAACAACAGAGGAAAGATAATGACTATACAAAATCAAGTAAAGAGCATAGCTCAACAAGGAAGATATGGAGACAGTACATTAGTACATATGGCTCCATCTGAAGTTGCAGGGTTAGCACAAATGGGTCAGATGACAATTAATCCACAAACAGGATTGCCTGAAGCATTTGGTTTAAGGGACGCAATACCTATTGCTGCAAGTATTGTAGGTGGTGTGTTTGGTGGACCTGTAGGTGCAGGTCTTGGCTCAGGTCTTGCAACCGGAATACTAGAAGGTGATTTGAAAAAAGGTTTGATGGCAGGTCTTACAAGTTATGGCTTGGGTGCAATATTCCAAGGAGCCGGTGCTGCAGCTAAAGGAGCTCAGGCTGCTACAGGAGCAGTCACAGATGCTGCCGGTGCAGCAGTTCAAGATACTGTTCTGAAACAAGGATTTGAAGAAGTAACAGGAGAAGCACTTAAAACAGCAGCTCAAGACGCAGCAGCAAAGGTAATTGAAACAGGTGGAGATGTAGCAGCAAAAACTTTAGCAGAAGAAACTTTCAAACAAGGAGCTGCTTCATTAACTAATCCTGCTGCAAACTTTGCAAGTGGAGCTAAAGATTTATTTGCTACTCCATTTGAAGGTGGAGCTAGAGCAGGATTTGATGCTATTGCAGCAGGAGCTTCCCAACCCGGAGCATACATTCCTCTTACTATTGGTGGTGGTGGATTAGCTATAACACAAGCACAAGAAGCTTTTGAAAGAGATGTTCTTGCTAGAGATATGGCAGCAGAAGAAGAAAGAAGAATGAACTATCTTAATAATCCTGAGCCAATTTTATACTCAGCTATTGGTGGACTTACAGGATATAACGAAGGTGGAGAAGTAGTAAGGACTGCACCACAAAGAAAAACTGTACCGGTAAATCCAGAGTTCATGCCGGGAATAAATCCTGAAGCTTTGTATTTTGACCCAAGCACTCTTAACGTTCCTATAACTGAACAGATTGCAACAAACTTTAATCCTAACGATATTATTGACCCATTCCAAAACCTAGGTGCTCCTACCGACTCTGCAATAAATCAAGGACCAGAAGTATCAAATAGAGAATTAGCTATGACACCTCAAACTTCTTTAGGTGGTTTTGGTGCTCCAATGAATACACCAATGCCGTCTCAGACTGTAGACCCATTTAAAGCATATACAGGTATTGCACCCCCTATGTTAGAACAAGTTGATACAGCAGAAGCTTCATATAATTTTACTCCTGACATAAGTTCATCAGTAGCAAGTTTTGCAAATATGCCTGTTCTTGGCTCAATGCAATTTAATGAAGGTGGGATTACTGACCTAGAGTTAATGAATAAAGTTAGAGATTACATTGAAGGTAGGTCAGAAGATGATAGCGTTGTAGCTGAGTTTATAGATAAATATGGAGCTGAAGCTTATAGTGCTTTTAGACAATCTGTACTTTTAGAAAACACACCTTCAGCAGAATTAGTAGAAGGTAAAATAGAAGGTAATAACTTAGGTGGTCAAGCTGATGATGTCATGGCTGATATGGGTGGTGAAACTGTAGCTGTATCACAAGGAGAATTTATTATACCTGCAGATGTAGTTTCTATTGCAGGTGGTGGAGATACTGACTCTGGTGCTGCTAAGTTTTATGACATGATGGACAAGATAAGACAAAAAGGAACAGGCACAACAAAACAAGTAAACCCAATAAACTTTAATGAGGTATTTCCTGTATGACAAACGTAGCACTAAATCAAGAGCCTTCGGGTGAATATGATTTTTCTATAGTAAACAATGACCAACTTATATTAATTTGGGAAGGAGCTAAAAAGTATTTAGAAAAATCTTGTAAGCGTTCTAATGGTCGCATTAGACCAGAAGATATTTTTTATGATTGTTTAAATGGCAGTCATAGACTTTGGATTGTCTATGATACAGGCTCATTTGATATACGTGGTATTGCAGTTACACAAAAAATAGTTTATCCAACAGGCAAGACTATGTTGAGCGTAGAGCATATAACAGGTAATAACATGGAAGGTTGGGCACCAACTGTTCTTGATGCCTTAGAAGAAGTTGGCAAAAAAGATGGTTGTGATGGCATTGAAGGTATAGGTCGTGCAGGTTTTTGGAATTGGGTTAAAGATAGAGATTGGTCTAAATTAGCAATTTTCATTGAATATAATTTTGAGGTAGAAGATGAGAAGATTTAAAGGTGGTGGTGGTACTCCTGCCAAACAAGAGATTGTACAAACTAAACTGCCCTCTTATGCAGAGCCTTATTTTACTAGGTTATTAGGTAGAGCTGAGGGAGAAAGTTTACAAGGATACACTCCTTATGGAGGACAACGTATTGCAGAGTTTAGTGGTGATGAAGGATTAGCACAAGCTATGACAAGAGGATTTGCTACACAAGGAACACCTGATTTATATAATCAAGCTGCAGAAAATTTATCTGCAATGGACCCAACTGCTTTTCAAAGAGGAGACTCTATGTATGACAGAAGGTTTTCTGTTGACCCATATCAAAGAGTATCTTTTGAAGAAGGTGTAAATAGATTTACTAATCCTTTTCAACAAGGTGTAACAGACATTGCTAAACGAGAGGCAAGAAGAGACTCAGAAATTTTAGCTAATCAAATAGAGTCTAAAGCTGCACAGTCTGGTGGATTAGGTGGATATCGAGAAGCAATTTTACAAGCTGAACGTGAGAGAGGACTAGGTCAAAGATTAGATGATATACAGCTTAAAGGTAGCAACTTAGCTTTCCAAAATGCCATGAAACAATTACAAGCAGAAAGGCAAACCGGTTTAGCAGAGCAACAACTGTTTGAACAGCTAGGTTTAAAACAAGAAGAACTTGCACAAAAAGCAGCACTAGTTGACCAAGGTGCAGGAAAACTTGGTTTGCAACAACAACAATTAATGACAGATGTTGGAAGCACAATACAAGATGACGCTCTAAGAAGAATAGCTGCTCTTGCACAAATAGGTGAACAAGAAAGAGCTATGCGACAAGCAGGTCTAGATATTGGCTATGATGATTTTACCCGTCAAAGAGATTACACTAGAGACCAACTTAATTATTTAAGTTCTATATTACAGGGTGTACCTATTAAACCTGACCAATCAGTTAGCACATATACACAACAACCCGGACTTTTCCAAACTGCACTTTCTGCAGGATTAGGTGGTCTTGGTTTGTATAGAGCTACACAAGGTGGAGGCAGAGCATAATGTCAAATTTAGTACAAGCAGCAGAAGAATTAGAGTACGTTCCTAAAGAAGAGTTAGTACGTATGATGGAACAAGGAGATATGAAATATCCTCCTTACTTAGTATTATCTGAAATACAAAGAAGAACACAACTAGAGAACATGGTCATGCAACCTAAACCTAATACTACTGTCGCTCAAGAAGTAGTATCAGAGTTTGCACAACCACAAGGCTTGGCAGGTATGCCTCAAGGAATGTCAACAGATATTCCTCTCCCCCCCTCCTCCCAAACTGTATATGAGGATAGAGGAATACCTGCCTCCGGTTTAGCTGCCGGTGGCTACTTACGTGGTGGTAAAATGGAATACACCGGACCAACAATTTTTGATGAAGAAGGCAATGAACTCGATGGTTTAGAAGCATTAAGGCAGTCTGGTGGATTGAACAAATTTATTAAAGTTATTGGTATGAAAGAAGATGGTTTACTAGGCTTCAATACAGGTGCTGATACAACTTTTGCTTCTCAGTTTAGAAATGTTGTATCTCCGGTCACAGGATTTTTGAATTCAGAAGAAACAACACAGTTTGGAAGAATAATAAGTAATCCTGCTTTACGTCAAACATTCACTAATCTTTATAATATTGATTACTTAGGCAGACCCGGTGGATTGAATACAAGGGTATCACCAGAAAAACAAAGAAGAAGTTTTCTGAATACTCTTATATATAGTCCAGAGAACTTGAAAGGTAAAATTGAAGAGTACAACGAATTAAATAAAGATAAAAAAGATTTTACTCCTATAGATTTTGACGCACTAGGTATGCCTACTCCTCAAGCTCCTGTTAGTGGAGATGGAAGTGATAGTAGTATTTTTAAAGCTCCTCCTGTTAAAGAGGACCCTCCTAAAACAACAGAGGAAAAACAAAACATTACAGATATAGTTAAAGGTCAAATGGGTAAATTTGGTTTATCTTCTACTGCTTCGACTCCACCTTCTGAAGAACAAAGAAATAGAGAAAAACAAGCTTTAATTTTTTCTACACTAGCCAAGAATATTGGTAGTGCAACTAATCTATCAGGCATAGGTGAAGGATTTGCTGATGCAACAGCTTTAGCAATTGGTAAATCTGCTGCTGATAGAAAAGAAGATGCCGAATTCTTAAAATCTAAACGTGCAGATGTTGTAAGCGAAATACAAATCATTTCTAGTCTGCAAGATATAGGAGCTAGAATAAGAAGCAATGATATAAAAGAACGACAAATAGCACAGGAAAATGCAAAGTTGCTTCTTGAATTATTGCAAGACCCAACAATAAGTTTAGACCCAGAAAAAACTAAGCTATATTTAGGTCAATTAGAAAGTTATCTTTCATCAGGCAATGCAATGGCAAGTCCTAGTACCGGTATTGCAGGAGTAAACTTTACTAAATAATGCAAAGATTTAATTTACCAGATGGCAAATATATAGAGATAGAAGATAATCCTTCTAGAGAATATGTCATTGGTTTACAAAACTTTTTGTCAGAACAATATCCTGATTACTATACTCCATATAAAGAAGAGGTAGACCCTACTATTGGTGGTAGGGTTAGTGAGTTTAGTAAAGGAGTTGCTAAAGGATTAGCCGGAGGATTTCTTGGAGGTGCAGAAGGATTAGTAAACTTCTTTGATAGTGGTAATGATAGTGCTATTGGTGATGGACTTAGAGGTATGCAAAGATACCTTAATGAAACTCTTCTTCCCACAGAAGAAGGCTATGAAGATTTGTACACTACTAAACTAGGACAAGGTCTTGGTAGTTTTGCTTCTTTCTTTGTTCCGGGATTTGGTGCAGCTAAAGTATTAAATACTACAGAAAAACTAAGAAAGCTAGGCAATCTAAGAGCAAAAGCAACTGAGCTTTCTGAGATACAAAAAATTGATAAAATGATAAGAGCTGTCCAAAGAGGACCTACGATTGCTAGTGCCTCATTAGCTGTGCCTTTGGGTATATCAGAACAAGGAGACAGGATAGAACAAGCTAGACAGCTAGGAGAAGAGGTTAGTCCATTTCAAGAATTTGCTGCAGAAACTGCCGGTGGTGTTATAGGTCTTACAGAATTGTTTGCACCTGACCGACTTTTAAGAAAGATTACTAAAAGTGATGGCGAAGTTTTAGATGTAGCAGCACGTATTAGGTCAGCATTAGGCACAGGTACTGTAGAAGCTGTTCAAGAAACTATGGCAAGTATTGCACAAGATGCTGTAGCTCGTGGATTGTATAGTGACGAGATACCTATTGGGGACAGTATGTTTGATGACTTTACTGTAGGTGGTGGTACAGGAGCAATAGCTGACTTATTAGTTAGAGGTTTTACAGGTAGACGACCTGTCGCTAATAAATATACTCTTGACTTAGAGAAACAAGCTGTTGAAGAAAGTGGCGAAAAAGAAATTTTTGAAGAAAGAAAACAAGATGATGAAGAGCTACAGGCTACAGGTCCTGCAATAATTCGTGAAGAAGATTTAGCTGTAGAATATGAAGAAACTATAGAGCCAGAAGAAAAAAAAGAATTACAAGTTATTGAGCAATTAAAACTTGAAGAGCAAACTGATGGAAGTGTATTAGTTATAGGTGAAGATACAGGAAAGATATATAGTACACACAAAGTTGAAGTTGCTGCCGGATTTGAAATAGATGCTCAGGGCAATCCACTTTTAGATGAAGAGGGACAGCGTGTTCAAAAATTTGACTTTGACCCTATAGCTACAATAAATGAAGCTGCACAATCTGCTGTAGAACAAGAAAAGAAAAATAGAACAAAATTTGTAAATGATGCAATTGATAATGTATTAGATATTGCAGGTCTAAAAGAAAGTGGCTCTATAAAAAGTTTAGGCAAAAGAGTTTTATCGCCTTTGTTTAATGTAATAGATGTTAGAACGCTGTCTGTAATGGACTCAAGGATAAGTGAGGCTAGACAAAAACAAGCTGCAAAATTAGAAAAATTAAATAAACAAGCTGAAAGACTAAAAGCTAAAAGATTAAAAGATAGAAGAGAAGGTAAAACAAGACTTACTAAAAGTGGTCAGCCAGACCAAAGATTTAAACAGCTAGATAGACCGGGTGAATTAGACAGTACGGAAGGAGCTTTAGATATATCTCCTTTGAAACAAATTACTGTTGACAAGCAAACAGACGAACAAAAAAGTTTGGTACAACTTTTGCAAGACAGAGCTGAACAAGTTGGATTGCCTCGTAAGAATTTTTACACTTATCAAGAAGCTAAAAAAATTCTAAAGCCTGATGACTTCAATCAATTGATGATGGAAAAAGCGAACATCATCTTTAAGTATTCTGAAAAAGAAGGAGCATATTTACCAACCGGCAGAAGAAATGAAAGGAAAGGAGATAGGGTAGCGTCCGGATTAAATCCAAGAGGAGCCAGTATACAAAGATATAATTTTTCTCCTAATAGATTTGAAGATACAAGTAGACAAGCAATATATGAAGCATTAGAAAGTAGAAACCTTGAAGCAAAAATAAACAGCAAAGAGTTTCAATATTTTGCAGAACAACTTACAGGCGAAAAAAACTATAACAAGATGAACAAAGGACAGAAGATGGTCTTGTTAAGTCGTATATATAGTATGCCTAGGCTAGATGTAAAAACTAAATTACCTTTACTTACTCCTAGAACTTATACAGCACAACAAATGAATTCTTTTTACGAGCTGTTTGGTTTAGCTAGAGGTCAAGCTATAACTGAAAATGATATAAAAACATTTTTTGATAATCAAAATATTAAAAAGAGTCAACAAAATATAAGACAGTTTAAAGAAGATTTAATAAATAGTGGCAGACTAAAAAAAGTAAAAGGCAAAACATTAGGCAACAGTCAATTTAAAACAGATGAAATGTCTAAGGCTTCTAGGAAAGAAGGAGAAACTGTAGAAGATTACAAAGCTAGAATATCTACTGTTTTAACTGCTGAACAAATAGCTAACCTTGGTATGACTGAAGAGCAATTCAATATACCTGCATTGCCTCCACCTATTACAAATGAGTCTATGCCTAATCTTGCAAAAGAATTGCAAGGTAGATTAAATAAATTAGGTCTTAAAGACGTAGCAATTAGAATTACAAACTTTCTAGCTAGTTCACAAAATATAAAACGTGATGGCAATGGCAAACTTATCTATATTGCTGACCCAAATCGTACTGAGAATATGAGCTTGATTGATAAAGAAGCTGTTGGTCTATATGACAAAGCTTTGAATACTATTTTATTAAAGCTAGAAAGTATTGACCCTAATAATCAACTATCTGAAGCAGAGTTAATAGACGTTTTGAGTGGCAGAATAGACCACGAAGCTATACACGCTATGATGCAATTGGATTTAATAACTGAAGATGAATTTTTAAATCTTGTACGATACGCAAAAAAAGCTTTGTCTCAAGATATACAAAATGAAATGGCTAAATCATATGGACTAGGACAACCCGGTGGTATAACAGCTAGAGGTTTTGAGGAAGAACTTGTAGCAGAATTATTTCGATATTATAGAAATAACCCTAAAGGAGTTATTGGTAAACCAAGAAGTTTAATCCAAAGAATACTTAATTTTTTACAAGAGTTTTTATTTTCAATAAATGCTTCTGAGTTTGGCAGTCCTACAGTTTTATTAGAAAGGATTGCGTCAGGACAAATAGGCAGTAGAGAAAGAGGCGTGAAAAGAAACTTGCGAATGACAGCAAGTAATCAGTCTAGACTTTTACAACCTGCAGTTGAGTTAGAAGAACTTGAAGAAGGAGGGACTCAGGGTAGACCTACAGCACAAGATATTTTATCCGGACAAGATGTTGACCCACAAATGAGAGAGGTCTTGAGCGAAGATGAAATAAATCGTTCAGCTATATTTGAAGAGCTTGAGAATACTTTAGTTCAGAAAGGAGATATATCTTCTGCAGAAATGAGAGCGATATTTAAACAGTTTGCTCCACAGTCTAAAAAGTTTTTACCTATACCTTCATATAAAGAATTAAAGAAGAAGGTAGCTGAAGCTGCTCGTATGGGTTATGACCATTTATGGTATACAAGATGGGCACAGAAAGTTCCTTTGTTAATTGGTGACGCAAACATGACAGAGTTTAGTGCTGTCTTTGGGATAACATCTGCACAACAAACTCCTGAAAAAAATTATCAAGATACTTTAAATACAATGATAATTGCTAGGCAGATAGACCCTATTAAAAGTCCTAAAAGATTTATAAATGCTATAGCAAAAAAAAATGTTGGTATGAAAAATCCAACTCGACTAAAACAAATACAAGAGTTTTATAAGACAGGTTTATTTCAGAATAAAGATACAGGAGCTAAGACAGCTTTTTATGCTAATCAAATATTTGAAGCAAGTCAGGGTAGGTTTACTCCGTTTACAGTTAACGACATTCATATGAGAAGGCAGTTTGGAATGATAGACCCAAACAAACCAGAGAAAAATCAAGAGAGTCCTACTGCTATCGAGTATCAATTTCAAAATGATTTAATGAGGTTGTTAAGTACAGAAGTTTATAACGTCAATGGAGTACGTAAAAAATATCAAGAGCCATCAGAAATCCAAGCTATGTTGTGGGGATTACAAAGATATGAAGGAGGAACTAATCCTACTAACGAAGGTAGCTATGCCTCAGCAGAAGCAGCAGCACAAGAACAAATATCTGAAATACAAGAAATGCAAAGAGAAGGTAAGTTTGATACTGCTACTCCATTAACAGATAGAATGATTAACTCGCCACAAAACATTGCATATCAAAATGTTAAAGGCACATATGGAAGTGTGACACAAAGAAACTATCAAGAAGCTATCGCAGAAATGTCACCTGTAATTGAAGTAGGTATCATGCCCGGTACTGAGATACGTGGTGTTTGGTCTGAGTCTAAATCTATTCCTTATAGAAAAAAAATAGAATATTTCAATACTGTTTTTCGTTCAATAACAGAAGGCAATCAATTAAAGTTTCTTAAATTTTTAAAGATACCTCACTCAATAACTCTTAATGCAGGAACATACAATGGTGGATATTTGACTCCGGGATTTAATTTATCTATGCCTAATGCAAGTGACGCAACACTTAGAGGAGTTGCACAGTTTTTAACTGACGCTTTATATTTAGACTCTACTTTAATAACTACACCTACAGCACAAGGTGCTAAGAGACAAGCTGCTGTATTAACAAAGCCTAATAATGAAGGCTTTACTGTTGATGAAATAAAATCTATCCAAGAAAGAATACAAAGAAGCGACCCTAACGGAGATATAGGAGAGTTTGTCTTACAGTCATCAGGCAATGCTTTGACTTTCACAGACAAAAAACAATTCAATGGTGAGCCATATTCAAAAGAGATGTATCAAACATACATGACTTTCTTAAATGATTTGTTTGCTAATTCAGGATATAATATAAATACTTATGGACAAAAATCAGAACTCGTCAGCTACGGACCAACAAGAGATGACAGAACAGGAACAAGAGGAGGTATTGAAAACCTTAGGGATTACACCTCTACCTTCAACGCACCCGATATACGGAGAGCCCTCCTCAGTAATCTCTACCTCCCTGCCGTTAGAGCCTTCCAAGGTTTCCAAAAAGAACTAGGAGTTAGCGTTCCGACTCAAGGCAGAAGTAGAAATTTTGCCATGCCTTACTCGGCTTTTAATCCACAAACTACTACTAATAAACCTACCAAAGATGAACTTGCAGACGCAGAGGCTGTAGCTTTTGCAAAGGCAGAAGCAGAAAATTATACAGCCGGAGCCGTGCCTTTAATAAATCCTAATGCTAGTGGACTAGCTATACGTACTGCACTAGAAGTAAGGAATGGATTAAAGCCTGAGAATATATTACCTGAGGACCCATACATGAGAGGCACAGGTACTATACCTTCACAGTATAAAAATGTTGTAGACAAAACAGGAGGCAGAAGCAAACCTGCATTAGGAGGTGGTTTTTATGACGCATTAGATAGTGTCACAAATGCTGCAGAGTCTGTTCGTTCTTTTATAAATAGATTTAGACAAGAACTTATAGATAACAAACAAATGTTATTAACCGGTCAAAAGATTTTAGCCGGTGACTCTAGTCAAGTGCTTGAATTAGAAAGACGTGCTTCTACCGGAGCAATTCAAGCTTTAAGATTTATAGATAATGCTAGAGGTGTTTTATCTGCCATGATGAATCATGGACCTGTGACCTTAAAAGATGGTCTGACTTCCACACTTACAAACTCTGAATTAAATTTAATAAATATATTTGCTCCGATTTATCAAAACTCTGCAGAGTACGGCATAGACTTTGAGTCTTTAGCCAAAGCTTATTTTATAGCTAGAAGAGGTAGAAGATTAGTAAAAGATAAAATTAAAGTTCAGCAAAAGGACGGAACAATTACAGAGGAAAGACTTATAGAGATACCTTTGTCTGACCAAGAAATACAAGATGGATTGCAAATAGGTCAGGAGTATAAATGGATTGAAAAAGTATTTGACGACTATCAAAAGTTTAATGAGTACACAATAAACTATGGAGTAGATACCGGTATACTTCAGGAAGAAAGAAGTGACAATGAGTTTAGGGTTGCTCTGAATAAAGTTGGCTTTACTGATGTAGCTAAATCTGGAAACAGAGAGGCACTTCTTAAAGCAGTTGAAATATATAACTCACGTGCAAAAGAAGGAGAGCTTATAGAAACTAGAGGTACTGCACAAATCTGGAGAGAAAACGCAGACCACTTTCCTTTCTATAGAGAAATGGAAAATCAGAGTTTAGATATGGCTGCTCCACGTATAGGCTCTGGATTGCTTACAGGTAATCCATTGGGTATAGAACTTAAAGGTAGTAAGAAAGATATAGACATTCCTTTTTTAGATGCCATATTAAGAAATCAACTTGCAATTCTTACAGCCGGAATGAAGAACGATGGCTTATCTAAACTAGCTAGAAACTTTGTATTGAGTGGTAGAGGTAGATTTATTAGACCTGATGAAGTCAGAGGCAGAATAGGTAAAGAAGTTATACCTGTTCATGTAGAAGGGATAAGAAGATTTTTAGAAGTAGACGCAGAGCTTGGTCCATACCTTGAAGGTTTAAATAATTTAGGTGTGACTGATGATGGATTTTTATTAAAAGCTTTAGCAGTACCGGCTTCTATACTTCGTGAGACTGTCACAAGAGACCCCGGATTTATGATGGTCAATATGTTTAGAGATACGTTATCAGCATTTGTCACAAGTGGTGCAAACTTTATACCTGTGTTGGATACAGCCAAAGGTTTTGCTTCTGACATGACTGAGCTAGAAAGGTTTGGTGTGTTAGGTGGATATGATTATTCAAATGACGCAATGAGTATTTCATCTTTTTTAAAGAAACAATATAGACTGCAAGGCTTAGGTAAGAATGGGTCATATAATCCTGTTGACGCTACTGTAAAACTTTGGGATTGGTTAGGACAACAAACATATAAGTCAGACGGAGCAACAAGAAAAGCTGTATATCTAAAAGTCTTGCAAGAAACCGGAGATGTAGCAGAGGCAGCTTATCAAGCCAAAGAAATAATTAACTTCTCAAGAAGAGGAGCCAATCCTATATTTAGAATTGTGACGACTGCCATACCTTTTATGAACGCAAGGATACAAGGTCTTGATGTTCTTTATAGGTCTGCCACAGGTCAATACTCAGCAAAAGAATTTGACGCTAGTATTCGTCAGGACCCTGAATTACAAAGCAGAGTCATCAAAAGTTTTGTAGCAAATGGAGCGTTGCTTACTTTTGCTACGGCTTTGTATTACTTAATGGTTGGAGATACAGATGAATACAGAGCAAGACGAAGAGAAGAGAGAGATAACAATTGGTTGATTTTCACAGGTAAAGACCTTCCTCCTCTCAAGCTTCCTATTCCTTTTGAGATTGGTGTCATGTTTAAAGTAATACCTGAAAGGACTATGGACTTAGTATCCGGACAAGCAAGTGTCGGAGAAACGGGAGAGTCTTTGGGCAGAGCATTTCTAGATACTGCAAAGTTCAACCCTCTTGACTTCCAAGTATTGAAACCATTCATGGAAGCTTTTGTTTACAATCGTAGTAGCTTTACCGGAAGTCCTATTGTGCCTCCATACATGGAGCAATCTATTGAGGACGGAAAACAATATAGAGAGACGACTAATGAGTTAGCTAAGATTGTTGGAGAGGCGTTCAACATAAGTCCAATGAAAATAGAGTATACGTTGAATGGATATTTAGGTACCCTCGGTGGCTATGGTCTGAGCCTCGTAGACACAGTTCTAAAGGGTCTTACCGGTAGAGACTACATAAGACCTAGGGTAGACCAATTACCCCTCTTAAAACGTTTCTTTGGCAGTCCTTTGGGTGGTGGTTTGCAACAACAGTATTACGAAATGAGAGAAGAGAGCAACAAAGTGATAGCAACTATGAACAAGCTTGTCAAAGAAGGCAGAGTAGACGAGTATCAAGCTTACGCAAATAACAACCAAGGATACTTACAAACAAGGGAACAAGTATTAAGAATAGACAGAGGCTTGAAGAGAATAGCAGACCAAGTAAAAGGAGTTTATCGTAGCGAAACCCTAGACCCTGAACAAAAAAGAGTAGCACTTAGAAGTCTAGAGGAGAGACGTAATCAACTGTTGCAGTATATTCCTGATATGAGAAGGCAACAAGAAACATATTTAGGATTGCAATAGGTGATAGTCCGGGCTGTATCCATGATACAGACATAAAATATTTACCGGTAAATACTTTCTCTAGCTAGGGTCTGAAAGTTTTTTAGGACACAGCGTCCCACCTGCGAATCAAATTTTTTCAGGCTAGTATATTTCAGCAACAACTAATCTTTCGATTAGCTTTTCTTCTTTGAATGGTTTAGTTCTGAAGAAGCCTTCATACTGTGGATACCTAACATGAAAGAGTCTAGCGTAGAAAGATATGTAATCATTGCTTATCTTGAAGTCCCCACCTTTTGTTTCGACCTCAGCGTTCCACCTTATACGATTGATGATTGCCCATTGAGAATAGTTCTTTCTCCCTGAGGCTATCGCTTGTAAGGTGTACTCTTCAAACTTCTCCCATACCTGAGGGTTTTTCTTATGCCATTCCCACCAAGCCTTCTTCCGTTCTTTCAACTCTTCTTGTAATTGTTCTACCAACATAGACATTACTCTTCCTCCTCCTCAACTAATATACCTATAAATCTAATAAACTTTTCAGCGTCAATAACCAACAAAGGTTTAGTCTTGTTTCTTTTGATTACAACTATAGGCTCATAGCCTTTACAATTCTCCTCAGCTTGTTCGTAAGCTTTCCAAATGTTCAGAGCCTCTTGGTTTTTACACTCAATACTAAAGGGAAACTTCTCTCTTGATTGCTTACCCATTATCACATCTTCCCCTTGGCTTCCCATAGGTCTAGACTCTATATCCTCAGGGTCTAGTTTCAATATCTCTATCAACTTTTCTACAACCCACTTCTGTAGTTTCCTTCCTTTTGCTTTTGCAGATTGTGTTTTCATACCTTAAAACTTACCATCATTTTTTTCCATCTCGTTTCGCTGCGAGAAAATATTTACTAGTAAAACCTTTTCTCATGGTAGTTCTCTTGGCTCTTTAAGTAAATGCTCTACCTGTTCGAGTAGTTCTTCTTCCGTGCCATAAGCCTCTTCAAATCTTTTCTTGTTGGGGTGTCTGCTTATTGGTCTTTTGTGACTGCCGTTTCTATGATGAATGTCACAGAGAGGTAATACTCTCATGTGATTTCTTTTTTCTTTTCCTACAATGTGATGTATCTCTGCCGGAACATACGGATAACCATTGTTATAACAGACGATACACCCAATGCCACGGACTAAGTCCATGTGTTCTTGCTCTTCTTTTGTGGGGGGTTTGCCTTTCATTAGGAAGGACTAGGTATGAAGATAGCAAAGTACCAATTAAGTCTATGCTCCATACCTAGCTTGTTCTCTTCTCTGAGAGACTTCTCTTGTTCGCCAAACCTCGTAGCCTATCTCTAAGCTTTTGAGTTTAACTCGTATTGCCTCAAGAGTTCCTTTGGCAACTCCAACTTTCAGCCTAGCTTTGTGTAAATCTTCTGAAGCTTCAGCATGAGTTTCTTGCCCTGAGTTTGTTTTGATACCCATATCAATGGCTCTGAGTTTTAAGGTTGCTTGTAGTTTCTTAACATCAGCCTCCTTCTCATGTACCTGATACATAGCTTGTTCAATTAACGGAGCAAGTTTTCTAATCTCATGTTGCCAATTCTCAATTAGTTCTTCTGACATCAGCTATCTTCCTCCCTCTTATATGTATCAAAGACATTCAATACCTCTTTGGTTTTAGAAACTGAGAGTGCAGTTCTATCTCCGTAGAGTTCATCAAACTTTGCTTCAGCCAAAGGTCGAGGGTCTATATTATCTTTCCACATATAACGTTCTCTACTCTGCATACGATACCAACGTTCAAAGTTCTCTTCGTATGTTTCATCATTAGACCAAACAAATTCTTCCATATCTATTTCTCAGCCTCCTCCAACTCACGTAAGTCAAAGTTCCCATTGACTCTGCCCAAGCCTACGATACTGCCAAGATAGATAGACATAAGAACATCAGGGTCTAAAACTTCTACACCCTTAACATCTAATGTGCCTTCTTCTACTGCCTTGTTCATCAATTCAATAATCCTAGCAAACTCTCGGAGCAAAGCGTTTCTATGGTCTACCCAATTAACAAGGACATTGTTATCAATCTCCATATCCACAAAATTTACAATGTTATCCATTAGAAAGGTACCTCAATATCATCTTCTCCATAAGGGTCAAAGCTAGAGACAGCTTTCTTTTCCGGCTGTGGCTCAGGCTTTGTCTCAGGCTTTGGTTGTGCTACGTCAACTCTTGCATACATATAAGGGTTGTCATTCTTACTTACCCTATCCCATAAAGCCACCCTAAGGATAGGCTCTTTACCGGCTTTGATTTCTTCAACAAGTTCTTTCATCAAGTTCTTGTTGAGTTCTATCTTACCGGTATGGTCAGGTTGGTTTTGTGCTTTCTTAAAGCTGTTAGGATAGATTGCTCCGTCCGATTGTGGTTTATTTTCATTCGTCATTTTTACCTCGCTATATTAGAAATGAATTACAATGAGGACAAACGTTATGCTCGTCCGTTAGTTCCGTCCAATCTTTTCCTTCGTAAAAGAAAAGAATGTTGTCTTCAAGATATCCGTACCTTGAAGGATTAAGTTTTATCTCAGGGGATAGATTGTCATAGTATTGCCAACTGTCGTGTCCGTACTTGAGAATAGAGTAATTGCTTATGTGTTTCTTGAGAGTCAGCTTTTCTTGTATCTTGTCAAGCTCTTCTCTTTCGTTGTTAGTCAAAGTGTTCTTGTGATAGACAACTACCTTGACCATTTCCCACTTACAATCTGTATCGGTAGAGCCTACCGGTATGTCGACAATGCGACAAGCGATAGGCAAATCTTCCTTGATACAAGTCTGTATGTGGTTAGCCTCATGTTCATCAAGCATAGACCAAAGTATCCAATTGGTATGACCCTCGGTCTTCATAACATATCTATCTATAGTAGCTTTCTTGATGTCGTCAATCATTGAGCGTTCCTTTCAACAGAGTCAGCCGGTAAAGTTTCTGCGTACTTTACAAACCTTTGGTCAAGTTCAACTTTCATCTCCGGAAACTTCTCGCCTAAGATACCTATGTCTTTTGCATTAGCCTTGTAGTAGTTAGTCAACTGTTGCTTGGTTTGACATAGAGGGGAGTGCATAAACGTATCAACTCCTTCAAGAAAAACCTTCGCCCAATCTTCATCATACTCAACTTGATTTTCTGAGTCAGCAGAAGAAACTTCTTTACTAGGAATATTTTTCTCCTCATCACCACTAGCCTCAGTCTGCTCAGGCTCTTTTGCTTTAACGGGATTTTTCTTGCGTGTTTTTTCTGACACCTTATCTTTGTCCTCGTCAGGTAAGTCGTCACTTAATCCCATGTAAAGACCTATGCCTAATCCAAACATAGCCATGTTCTTAACAAGACATCTCATTCTGTTATCAGATACTTGCCTAGAGTCAGGTGTTATTATTGGTTGATTTTTATAGTCCATGATTGGTAATGACATCATACGTACACATTCGCCAATCCTAATTGAAGTACAAACTTCCATGGTGTTATCGTCCATTTTAATTGACGGCATGAATTCATACTCAGCCTCAGGATACTTCTCGCAAAGCAGAAACCATGCTCTGCTCCAACTGAGATAATCCAACTTCATCTTAGTCTCTTTGAATTCAGACACATCTACTTTCGATAATGTGTTCCATATTTCACGAAACTTCTCTGCTTTTATTTCTAATAAATTATCCATATTTTTCTCCATTGATAATTAAATCCAACATTTATATCCACTACACTTATCAGCTTGTATGCCGTGTGTAATAGACAATTCTTTTATTTCTTGTTCGTCCACGTCAGGTAAGAAACCCCCACAGACATCACATAGTTTTTCCTCAGATACTTTCTCGTACTGAATATCAATCTTGTAATCTCTACTCATACTTAGATTTCTCCGTCAGCAAACTCAGGTCTAGCTTCAAAGTAAACTACAATTGCTTGACCTTTGTAATCTACTATATCTGCAACATCTTCTAGACCTACCTTCTCTTGGTCTGAATATGTATCCAAAAATGCCCAATCATTGTGTCCGAATTTTTCTACACACCACCTATCAATGTTTATAGTCACGTCTGAAGTATCATCAAGATACTCTATCTCGTCCCATACATCACTAACAGCGTTAGCAGTCTGTTGGTCGCAGTCTCCTATACATTCATCAAGTTTAGACATTGCTTTTTTTAAATCACGTACACCTAGTCTCAAGAATTCTATTTGGTTTTCTTTTGAATATACTTCCCTCATTGAATTACCCCCTTGGCGAACAAAGATTTACTTCCAAAGATTGCTCTTCTTGAATACACAACTTTGTGACCGGACTCCTCAAGTCTTGCAACTTCTTTATCCATGTCTCTATCAAATTGAATATCGCCTTCGACAATCTTCGACCATACAAATTGTTTAGAGCCGTCAGGCAATTCAATCTGTATCTTAAACATACTATAGTCTTTCATTGGCTACCTCCTTTTGGTACTGTTCGCAAAATTGTGCCACATCACAATAGTCTTTACACTTGATTGACTCTCCCTTTGCAAACTCTATAGTTAAGTTATTATCACTACTCTTAGCAATGTAATCATCAGCCTTTGACTGAGTATCCAAAACTCTAAGTGCAGTCTTTCTACCCTTCTTCATTACTCTGAAAGAGTCCGGTCTTTTCCAACGTTCCTCCTCTGAGCATAAAGGTAGTTCCCTATTTATTAGAAAGTCAGCCTCAGCTTCTTGATGTAGCTTGACTCTTTCTTCTATAAATTCTTTTTGTGTCTCGGTATCCCATACCGGTATATCTATAACTGAGATAGGCGAGTCCGGATAATCACTACCCATTCTCTTCTTCTGACTCTTATTCCAATCTCTGTTTACTGTAATAATCTGTAGCTTATCTATGGTCTTGCCTATGTTGTGTTGATACAGCCAAGCATAGCAGTTCAATTGTGCCTCCCACGAGTCGTCTCCTTCCTTCTGAGCCTTCATAACTTTGTAGACGGACGTGACCTTATAATCTTTTAAAGTGTTCTCCTCAAGGCTAATAGAGTCCGTCTGACCGGATATAGTCCACCCCAATACAGAGGCATACATTCTTTCCTCAATCATAGTATCTTCATAGCCTTCGTTTGCCCTCTCTAAGATAGAGTGTGTAGCCGTGCCTAATATCTTCCACACTTGGTCTACTGCGTCCACAACTATACTGTCTTGATATTCAACTCCGAGTATTCTTGGACGAGGAGCAGACAATAATCCTGACACAGAAATAGTAGACTCTCCCTTCGAGTAAGTATCATTACTTATGGCACGTATTATTTCTTTGGGTAGTTTGTTTTTGTTAGTAAGTTTCATCTTGTGTATGAAATGATAATGACAATAGCGACAATCAAAGTCGTTCCCACAACTGCGTAATAATAATCTAGAAATCCCAAAGCTTTCTTTCCTCCTCGTTGCCACAATGATATATGGCTCTACCAATTCTGCAAATCAATCCTTGAGCAGACAGAACAGTATGAGTATACATATTGTAAGACTCCTTCCTAAGTTCATAGACACTTATGTTGTTGTCCCTAAATCTATCAAGACATTGTTGAGCAACTAACTCAGCCTTTGCGTTCATAGGTCTTCTTGTAACTGTTGCTAAAAACCAATCAGCGTCTTTGTAGATAGAGGCAATGATGTCTAGTTCTGAGTACTTGCAATGACCAATCCTTTTTAAAATCTCTCTTGGGTTGTGAGGTATAACTACTACCTCTTCTTGTGGTTTTTCTTCTACAACAATCGGTTTAGTGTTTCCAACAACAGCTAATTTTTTTCGTGTTGTCTGTTGTACTTCTTTGACACTAACTACCTTTTCTTTCAACTGACTTTTCAAGTCGTCTATCTCTAGCTTGAGAGATACAACGTAGCTTTGTAGTGCCTCTATTAATATCTTGTCTTTCATTTAGTCCTCCATATTCCTACCCCTGAGTTATCTGAAAGTTTCATAACACTAAAATTAGTATCAAGTCTTTTAGCTTTGTATCTATCAACTGCGTTTCGCAAGATTTTTATTTCTACTGCTAGGTCTTTCTTTGATACCGGTATCTCAATGCTGTCTCCAACTTTCATATCTTCGAGAGGAAGGTTGTATTTAGAGGGTCTACCTTTGTTGCGTGGCAAGGGTATCCCCTTCTTGATTTCAAATTCCATATAATACCTCGTGGTTTACTGTATATGATGTAATTATGAGGGATAAAAAAAGTTTTTACAAGTGTAAATGAGGTATTGAATTGTGTTTTTTGTTCGGCTACAATCGAGCCATGGATTTTTCAAGGGCGTTAGATAAGAAAGTTTTACAACAAGCAGTCAGAGATATCGCAAGTAAAAATCCAAGAACATCTACCGAGGCAAAAGCCTACTTTCTTTCTCAGGATTTTGAGAAACTTTGCACAAGAAATTCTATAGACTCAGACACAGTTAAGTTAGCAGTCATTGAATTGAATGAGTACCCAATCGTTTCAAAGAAAAAGTTAGCTAATAAAATTAGTAAGCTTATTGAGGTAGAGAAGTAGATACTAGGTAGTATGTACTAAGTAATTTATTTAGGAAGTATATACATTAGTAAGTATATACTAAGTATATAGGAGGAAAAATGATTAGCCAAGAATTAAATGAAAAATTAGACCGGCATACGTCAGGTCTGAGTCACGGACAAAGAAAAATCTCATGTCCGAATTGCCAAGATAAGAGAACAAAAAACAAACATGACACACCATTGAGCGTAAAGATTGACGAATACAAAGTCGTTTACCATTGTCATCATTGCAACATCAAGGGAGTTATAAACAGATACCAAAGTGCTATCAAAAAGGGAGGAGTTATGAAAGTAGTTAAGGCAGAAAAGCCACAGAAGAAAATAGTTTTAGCAGATAAGCAAGAAGAGAAAGCAAACAAGTGGTTGCTTGATAGAAAGATTAGTTTAGAAACAGCAGATAAATTTCGTGTAGCACGGGAAAAGAGAAAATATTTACCGGTAATAGGTTTCTCTTTCTACAATCCTGACGGAGAAGTTGAAGCTGTGAAGTTCAGGAAAGCCAATGGCGACAAGGATTTTTGGTGGGAGAACAATGCAAAAAGGTTTTGGGGAGAGCATGAATTCGATAGCAACAAAGAAACTATAGAGGATACAGTTGTTATTACCGAAGGGGAAATGGACGTATTAGCTATAGCAGAAGCTTTCAAAGACTACAACATAGCTGTTTACTCTGTGCCAAATGGAAGTCCAAACAAGATTACTGAGGGCAAGGTTGACCCAAGCGAGGACGGAAGGTTTGCTTATGTGTGGGAAGATAGAGATAAGTTCCTTGATGTGAAGAAAGTTATCTTAGCTACTGACCAAGACTCAGCCGGAGATGTATTGACCCATGAGTTGAGCCGTAGGATAGGGAAAGCAAAGTGCTATCGCATGGATTACAAAGGATACAAGGACGCAAATGAATTGCTTATTGAGACAGACGAGGAGACAGTACGTAAGCAAGTGATTAATGCAGAGCCAATACCTTTGCATGGTCTAAACGATATAAGTTTTTACACAGATGAATTCCAAAGTTTGTATGATGAAGGCAAACCTCAGGGCATAAACACCGGATATGAGTCTGTTGATAAGGTATTTAATCTACAAACCGGATTGCTTTATGTAGTGACCGGCTATGCCGGAGAAGGTAAGAGTGCTTTCATAGACCAATTAGTAGTCAATGCCGGTAAGAATTACAATTGGAAAACTTGTTATGCTAGTTT